CTACAGTGGGAACTTGACCATACCGGAATTGTTGGAGGCGGTGCCGTAAATGCCCCATACACTCACTCCATCGAATACCACTTTCTTTGGAGAGGCATAGCTGGTAAAGGTTCCGAGCGACACAAGCCCTTGAGTGAACTTTTCGTAATAACCCGCATCATAGTCGGCCACCCAGATGTTGGTTCCGTCGAAGCAGATGCCCGTCGTGTAACCACCGGTCGGGGCGGTTGCGATAACGTTTCCTTCCTTATCCATTTTGACAACCCGATGGTTCATCGTATCGCCGAACCAGAGGTAGGTTCCATCAAAGCATAGTTGAGTGGGAGCGCCCCAAATAGGCTGCTTCGACATTCCATCGATGGAAAGCAAGATGCTCCCATCACTGGGCCGCACCTTGAAGATACGATTTCCGACATAGGAGGTCACCCAAACACTCGTTCCGTCAAACATCGGGTAGCTCACATAGTAACCGATGTTGTAAGAGGCCGCCACGGCACCGGTAGACGGAGTGATTTTCATCAAGTAGTTATCACCCGTCGTTACCCATAGATAGGTGCCATCGAAGCAGATGCCATTGCTCGATTTTCCAATCGCGTAAGTGTTGGCGATAACCCCTGTAGATCGGGTAACACGGAGTAAATTGGTGCTATTGGTTATCCAGAGGTCCGTCCCGTCAAAACATAACGCGGTCGGAGACACCCCAACGGAGTAGGAGGTATAGGAACCGCTGAAGGTATTGACCTTGAGAAGATACGTGCTGTAGTTGATCCAGACGTTGGCTCCATCATAGCAAATCTGGTTTGGACCGTTTGGCAGGGTGAAGTTGGTAAGGGACGGGGTTGCGTTTTGCCAATAGAGCAGCATTCCGATTTTGGCATAATCGTTGGCGCCGTAGCCGCTTGGCCCGGAAGGCCCGACATTTCCCGGCAATCCTTGGAGACCGGTGTTGCCCTGCGGGCCTTGATCGCCTTGCGGCCCTTTAATATTGAGTACGAAATTCCAGCCATTGGCGTCCCGGTGGTAGAAATCGCCGTTGTTCTGGTCCACGTAGCCGTTACCTTCTTCGCCGATGCCCGCCGTGGGTGCACCATAGCCGTTCAGGAAATCGACCGTATCGCCAATGCCTTGATAACCGGTGGCGTTTCCGAGATTATTCAGATCGGCCACGATGAAATCGCCGGGAGGCAAAGCAGACACGCCCTCGGTTTCGGAATAAGTCGCAATATTGATATCCTGGCCGAAATTCCATCCTGAAGGCAACGGCCCCGTAGTATAGCTTGCAATGGTGAGTTGACTATCTCCGGTCACATTGGCGGAAACATTTATGCCGCTGGAATTGATCGCGTTGGCAAACGCATAGGCGAAATCAGTGGCTGAAATGGATGTGCCCGATCCGCTAAAATCCAAGATGCTGAATCCGGCGCAGTTCCAGTTTTCATCGCAGAAATGGATATAGGGCGCATTATTTACGTCGTCATCCGTGATGGTGTAGTCCCTAAAATTCAAAACGGCCGTGCGGCGGGTTGCTTCGCCCCCGGTCTGATGAACCACGTCACTGATATTGACCTTGATGATCGGATTGCCGTTGGCATCAACGCTGGGAAGTGCGGCGAGGGAAAAGCGGTCCACAATCACAATTCGATTGGAGCCGTTAGGCACAATATCGGATTTCAGCGCCAGCGTACCGGGAACCTGCGTCCCCGTGAGTTTACCGCTCCCGTCCAGTGTGGCCACGCCATTGGGGATGCCTGCATTGAGCCGGGATGCGGAACCGAGCGCGGCGATGTCGCTCTTCCTCGCGACCTCCGAAGGGAGCGGATAGAGTTCGGGGTTGGGTGTTGCAACCGGCAGATCGTCAGTGAGAGGAGATTCTATCGTGACCGAAAATGTGACCGAACGAAACTTCTGCCCGTCAAAACTCCAGGTCACTTCCGCGCTGGCATCGACCTGCGCCACGTCGTTTGCGGGCACCTGATCGGAGAGGCCAAGGGCAGACAAGAGTGCAGAGGACGCGCAGTTGAGTGATCCGGAATAGAGGTTTCCGGCAGCGGGCGTGAAGGTGTTCAGGTAAGCCAAGAGCCCGCCGGTCCACTGGTTCTTCGGTTTGATGGAAAACTCGATCACCGCGCCGTCCGGTAGCGGCACGGATTGGGAGCCGCGCGTGAACCCGATCTCAACCGGGTTGAAACATCCTCCCTTGAATCGCAAGGGCGAGGGCTGGGTGATGACGCTTTGAGTATCGAGGCTGACTGTGATCTTCACGCTGGATGCCCGATGTCAAATCACCACTTTCCTTCCGGGCAGATCGCTGTTCGGAAGTGCGTCTTGATTTCCATCCAGCAGCCGCATTTCTGACAGCGCCGGTCGCTGACTATAAAGAACGTGCATGTTTCGCATGCGGCGATTCGTGCGGCCCGCGTCGCATCGTCAATCGCTGTTTCGCCCGAAAGCACCGCGTCGCACTCAGCAGCCACGGCTGCAACGGCCGACTGCGCCTGCGCGGCGAGCGAAGGCGTGGCAAACTGGGCACGGAGGGCGGCGAAGGCTTCCTCTGTAAGCTGGAGGTTCTCTCCGAAAACGGTGCCCGCCGCAATGCATGCGTCGTAATACCCCTGCGCCTTGACCTTGGCTGCGGATTGCAATTTGGAAAGAGGGATCGTGATCATGATCATGGGGTTTCCAGGGAGTCGATTTGCTCCTGGCTGATGGTGAAGGTGAACGGCCCGCGGTTGCCGCAATCGTCGCCGTTGTTGAGGTTGGCTTCGCCGATGAGGACGCTCGCGCCGCTGTGCCAAAGGGTGACTCGAAATTTGGCGGCATCGCAGCAATGCCCACCGGGGCACGGGCCATCCGTGTTGCTGTATTGAACCGAAACGGAACACCCTGCGGTGATTGTTACACCCGCTCCCATTCCGAGTGATCCTTGATTCGGGCAACCGTCGTAGATGATGGTTGCATTGGCATCACGGACAGTGACCCAGCCCACACCCTCGTGGCATCCGCCGTCCACTTCGCAGTCGAACGCGAGCGAGTATTGGCACCAGTCAAGCAGCTTGGCGGTGGCCGTGGTCTGGATGTCCGAGGAACCGCTGGCCCAAGCCCGTGCGGTAAACGTCAGTGTGCTGCCGGGATAGGCGGAATAAGGATCGCTCCACTGGAATCCGTAGGAACCTCCTGGCCCGAGGGTACAACTCACGACCGTACTGGGGCCGTTCGTAACGGAAACAAACAGGACCGACGCCCCGGGCGTTCCCGAGGGATTGGAAAGCGAGACGGTTCCGATAAAAATCGGTTTTACGAACCCATCCGGATAGTTGGACCGCTCGTAGCAGTTGACCTGGGTATCCTCAATCGTGAGGCTGATGGTGGGCCAGACGACGGTCTGTTTAGTGCGCTGGATGGTCGTGCTGGTTCCGCCACTGCCGCCCCCGCCACCGCCGCTGCTGGAACCAACCTGTCCCGCGCCGGAATCCCCGGAGGGCGTTTGATCGGGGGAGACAGGAGAAGAGGAGTCGGATGTGGATGAATCAGAAGAACCGGGTGTGTCCGGTGAATAAGGCAACGGACAGCCGTTGGTGCCAGTTCCCGCCGTGGTGCCGGTGGTCACGCATTCGGCGGGAAGATTGGTCCAGTCGAGCGCGAGAAACTCGTCCGCGCCGAAGTCCGTGTTCTGCACCACGCGCTTGGTGCCATCGGCGAGAATCAACCAGATCAGCCCGCCAGTCCAGCGTTCAAGCCAGCGGTTGGTCCATCCGTTGCGGCGCACCCGCCAGCCAGCGTTCAACGCCGCCTTTGCCGTGGGCCAATCAAAAAGCTGCGAAGTGCTCATGAATTGATGGCCCGCTCCAGGAGCATCGTGAAGATTTGCGAACTACGCTGGATGGTGGATGGCGAAAGGTTCGGATCGGTTTGCTGGAGATCAATCTGGATTTCGCACGGAGCAGAAAGCAGCGTGATTAATTGCGAGTCATCCGTGGATGTGGTTGTGGTGGCATCCCCCACCACAGCCGAGGCTTCATAATCACTGAGGGCACCTTCGAGTTTGTCCGGGTCGAGATAGACCAGGGTCCGCCAGCGGGTCCGCTCATAGGAACCGAGCTTGGTAAAGGAACCGTTGCTCAAAATGAGCCGAGCATCGGACTCAAATTCCTTCAATCCGAAGGCAATGCCGGTTACCGGCAAGTCAAGTAATTCACCACTCTTCTGGAGCCCGATGAGGAGCGGAAGGTAGTCGCCGTTCTTTCCGTGGAGCTTGCCGTCGGGAGAGGTGGGGAACGTCACCGCGCCCGAAATGAGGTCGATATTGACCTCGATCCCAAGATCGGTCACGTAACCCGCATCGTCGATGCCAAATGTGACCGCCAAGGTCGCCGTGCCGTTGGCGTTCGTGATTTTGATCGTCGTGTTATAAACGCCGGGGGTGGTCGGCATCCCGGTAATGAGTCCGCTTGAAGTATTGATCGAGAGGCCGTCCGGGAGGTTGGCGCAGGACCAAGTGCCGGTTTGGCCATCCGTTGTGGCGCATTGGTAGGCGACGTATTGGCCGGTGGTGAAACCGAGTACGCTAGTATTGGGATTGATGACGGGTGCGGCCATAAGCTATGCGATGGAGGCTTGGAGGTCGCCCGAGGCGGGCTTGATGAGTTGATAAGCAACCCAGCCCCGAGCCGTGGGAATGCTGTTTTCCGTGTCGAATTCGATGAGCCGGGCTCGTAACGCGAAGTTGGCGGAACCGGGTGCAACGGCATTAGCGTTTTCCAGCCCGCCGTAAAGGAGTCGGTCGCAGGTGATCGCGCCGAGCGTGCTTCGGTAGACGTTGATGCCCGCGTAGCAGATCGTGGCGACGGGCGTCAGGATAAGGCGCTGTTTAAGAATTGGGCTAGCCGTGTCCCAGACCACATTGAGCAAGTTCGTTTCCACCGGGCTCGGATCATCCGTTTCCGATGGCGCTTCGCCTTTTTCGATCACCAGCATCCATTGGGCCTGCGAGGTCGCTTTGACCAGTTGCGTCGAAACGCCGAATGCCACGGAAAGCGTCTTCCCCACTCCGAGCATCTTTTCGTTGATGTAGAGGCTCCACAGGGTACGTTCAAATGCTGCGGGAAAATAGCTGATCGTGCTTCCGGCTTGGTTCGCTCGGTAAAGAATGCGTCCGTCGCTGGCAAAAAAACCGTTGGCGGGGACAGTGTTACTTCCTCGCACCATGCCACCTCCCGGCACCTGCAAAGCTCCTCCGGTCTGGTTTTTCCAGACCTGTCCCACGGCAACGGAAGGCAGCGGAAGCGCGGTAAATGCCCCCACGTTGGCCGTGTGGACGGCGGGTAGCACGTAGGGCGCGCGGGAGGACAACTTCGTAGCGTCCAGGCCCGATTCGGCAAAGGGACTCCCCGCCGAGGACGGAAGGAAGAGGACTTCGGAAATCGTCGGGATGGGAATCGTGTAGGTTCCCGACGTTGAGGAGGAGGAAACCGCCCCGAGGTTGGGTACGATGGATTCCAATGCGCTGAGCCGGTTACTAAAGCTGTCGATGATGGACTGGAGTCCGACGATTTGCCCGACCGTGTGAGTGTGGGACTGAAAGGCACTTTTCGGCCCGGCACTGGTGATGGTGACGGCCAGCGAATCCACGGCGGGCGGATCGTTTTGATCCGGAAACTTGATCGTAAGCGAGTTCGCGTCCACGAACGTCACCGTGTATTCCGTGTCTGCGATCCGCCGGCCATTGTTCGCGTTTTGCCGGAGGGTGATGTGGAGCGCATCCGTGCCGAGGTTATGATCAAGCGTGAACTCGCGCAGGACGCCGTCTCCGATTACGGCCTCATAATGCTGCGATCCGGTAATAATCTGATCCCGCGTGAACGGGATGTAATCGACCGGCTGCGGAGGCCGAAGCCAATCGATTCCGGCAGCGGCCGCCATCTCTGCCCATTGCAGTTCGCGGACAATGGTGACGGGTTCGCTGAAAAGCGTAACGATCTTGCCGGGGGTGTCCGCCGTGTCATCATCGTTGGCAATTTCCAGTTCTACCTCAAGCTGTACGGACACCGAGGCGGTATTCCGTAGCGCCGCGAACACTTCTGCCGTGTTGAGATCCAGCGAGAACGTCAAATCGCCTGGTTCCACGCTTCCTACCTCAGCCACAAGCAAATCCTGCGGTAGTCCCGCGAGCGGTCCCTTGAACTCGACGTAGGCGTTATAAGGTTCCGGGTTCGTAACAGCGAACCGGGTTTGCCCATCCGTGTAGAGATTATTGAGCGCGGTTTCAAGCGCCGTGGGATCATCGTCCTTTGAAAAATAGATCGTGGAACGGCCCTCGAATTTGAGGCAGTACGTCCCGCGAAAAGAGGCCGGAACTTTGACGGCCTGGATTTCGTTGACGATGTATTCCGTGAAACCCTCGGTGTAGGTGGTCCCGGCGCGAATCCGGCGCACGCTTGGCGGTTCGGCCAACACGCGCTCGCTCAATCCCGTAAACGCAATGGGCGCTTGCATAAGCCGCACCTCGTGCCACCAGCGCCCGTTCTGCTCGAATGGCCGAACCCGGATGAACGATACCGGCGAAAGCAGATTATCGGCGGGCTGGAGGGGAACCTCAATATTCTGCCCGAAGCGGACCATCCAGCAGCCGGAAGTCGCCTCAATGACTTGTTCCACCCCTCCGTAATCCGCCGCTTCGGGCAAAGCGGAAAGCAGTGGTTTGAGAAGAATGCGGTCGGAACTGAAGTCGATCAGCGGAGTAGCCGTGCCGTTGGTGCCGATCCTCAACGAAAACTGACCGGACGCAGGAGGCGTGCTGATGTTGCCAAGGGATGCGCGGAGCGAGCGGACGTTGCGCTGGACTTCGATGGGCGAGCCGGTTTCAACGGTGTCCAGAAGCCGCAAGGCGAACGTGACATAGTCACCCTGCACCAGCGACGGTAGCGTGGCCGGTGTGCCGGATGAATCCGTCAGCCGCCGCGTAGCGAGGTCGCCATAAATGAGGAAGGTTTGCATTCCGCGTGGGGCGGGATGTCAATGTGCGGATGTTTGATCCGCCACGGTTCCAAACACCGAGGGATCAAATTTGATGACCACGTAGGGAAACGCTGGATCGAGTGACTGGTCCTCGGCGGCGGTGCCCGCCGCATCGCTACGCTCCTGTGCCTGCTTCGCGGCGTTATCGCTAGGGATAAGGCTCATACGGTCCAGAAATGCCCCTGCATACTGGTTTCGTTGAGGGCGTTCACCACGTCGAGATTGGCATCATTGATCGTGGAAAGGATGCTGTTCCCAATGGAATCCAGCAATCCGAAGGCAAGCCCCGTGTGGATTGTGATCGAGTTGAGATTAGTGGTATTCAACTCGTTTACGTTGGCATAGCCCAAGTTCCAGAATACGCAATGCTGCGTATATGGAATCCATGTTGGGCCGGGAGAAGAATCGTCCGGTTCATCGGGAGGCGAGAGGAGCCACAGCGTGGCCAGTTTCAACTCGTCGTAATTGGGCTCATCCGCCGTCCCGAGCAACCGCTCCAGCATGGTCGGATATTGCGGAGCCGTGAACTCGGATACGGTGGAAAGCCGGTAGGGGTAGCGATCCATCGCGGATGTAAATGAGGTGGAATGGATGACGAGATTGCCCGTATCCGGGGCGGCGTAGGTCGTGTCGGTGTAAGTTCCGGTATGATCGACGTGGAGCAGGAAGTCCGCCGCCGCGAGCCGCCGCGTTCCGTATTGCTGCGGAAAAAGCTCCACGTTGGCCTGAAGCGTCCCGTCCAGCGAGTCGGGCGTCTGGGCGGCGGCTTCCGGTTCCCGTGCTCCGAGCTTCTTGAAAAGGGCAGGATACGTGCAGCCGACGCCGGTCGCATCCCGGAAGTTGGTAACTTTAAGCACCGGGGGTGTCGCGGCGGTTAGCGGCACATCATCACTGCCAAGTACGGCGTCCGCACCGTTCACGAAACCCGGAGTGAATGTTACCGACCAATTTCCAGTGCCGCTGCCGTCTTCCACCCACCGGGGATGAATCGTCCAGGGATGATCCCAATTCGTGGGGCGCAACGTGGGTGAGATTAAGACCCCCGCCTGCGTTTCCTTGATGCGCGAGTTCACGCCCGGCAGCGGACGGGAGCGCCGGATCATCGCCATGACATCGTTGTAAGCGCGTGCGGGGAAGTTGAACATCAGGTGGGGAAAAAGAAATGCCGCACCCGTGCTTCATTTGTAGTGCCGGAAGGAAAAAGCGCCACATGGCGCAAGTTGAAGTAGGCGATCTGGAACGCGGTGACATTGTCGTTGTCATCCTTTCGAAGCAGAACGAGCGGATACCGGGTTTTGCGGCCCGAAAGCGCGGGAGGTAGCAGCGGCGTATTGCCGTCACCTGGGGTACCGGGATCGGTGTCACTCAGCCGGGCGACCTGAACGATGGAAGCCGTCTTGGTTTTCCACGCCTCATCGCACACGATCTCAACGCAAATGAGGCTCACTTCGCTGGAGGTGAACCGACTCGAAGCAATGGACAGCCTTGGCGGGTCGGGGTTCTTTTTGTCGCCGGACATGAACCGGTCGCCAATTTTCGGCTCGATCCCATCTACGAGCCCTTTGCTCAAGGTCGCCTGCTTGGATTCCAACGATACTCGCCACGGATGATCCCACACAGCGGCGTTTGCATCGAAATTGACGATGGTGCCAAACGGCATCTCACGAAGCCGCACGCCCACGCCCGGCAACAATCGCCGCGCCCGCACCATCGCCTTGAGATTGTTCCAGAATGACGCAAGGAGCGGGATCGGATCGCCGGGATGTACGTCTTCAAACATAATCAACTCAAGCTGGCACCAAAGCTCCCGCTGCTGGATTCGCCAAGTTGGGCCGAAGCATAGACCTCCGTAAACCACCCCAACGGGCCGGAGAGCATGTATTCAAGCGAGATTTCGATGCTGTTTCCGCGCATCCGAACCTTCGGCGCCAATTTGAGCCAGTTGCGCTTTCCGAGATTGGGTAGGTTGAATTTTCCGATGGAGGGCGGTGTTTGTACCGTGCCGATTCCAAAAAAGATGGACTGCGGCACGGTTTTCGATCCGTAGGTGACGCGATAAATCGCTCCGGCCACGAGCCATGATTCCACGCCATACATCTTGCTCTTTTGCCGAGCTGATCCGTTCTGCGAACCGCTTGCCAGTCCGCCAGAAGATGTGCTTGAAGGAAGATATTCGGAAAAGGTATTGAGCGACTCATCCCATCCGAACGAGCTTTTCAAATTCTCGAACTTCGGATGCGTCTTAATAGCTTCCTCGGACATGGACGCATCAATTTCAAAGGTCTTCTGATCGTCAGTTGGGTTATCCTCGGCCCCTTCGCATGTGAGTGTTACTTCGTACCCACCATCTTCGCTCTGCCGGAAACTGCGGGAGACGATGGGAAGATCAATGTCCAGCTTGGGCGTGTAGGAGATCGCCTCGGAAAGCGTGGCAACATAAAACGGCACGGTAACACTGGTGATGCCGTGCTTATCGACGCCACCGTTGATTCCTAAAAGCTGAAGCGGTGTTTCGTCCATTGCGATTACGTGAAGACCGGGGTGAGCCCTGCGGATTGCCGAGGCTGCTTTTCGATGAGCGTTTTCACTCCTTTGTTCAGTTCCCGAAGTTCCTTGGTCTGCTGGCGGGTTTCGGTAAGGAGCGGGTCGCCCGCGCTTGTGTAACCGCCGCCGCCGATCTTTTGCAGATGAGAGAACGCGGGCTTGTTATCCAGTTGTTCGCCAATGGGGGCGTTGGGCGTCTTTGTGGGAAGCTCCTTCAAGGCTTCGTCCTGGCTTTCCTGAACGTGGTCCAGCACTTCCGTAACGACTTTATCCAGCCGCTTGGAAATGCCGCTCGTATCAATGATGGAATTGCCTTCGTTGAACCCCTTGCCCGCGGCGTCAGCGATATTTTTTAACTCCTCGCCCATGCGGGTCTTGATGATCTCGATAGCCGGAGCGAGTTTTTCCGATCCATAAGCGTCAATGGCATTGGCTCCTCGCCACATTTCGTTCGCCTTGGAACGGACGGCCTGTGCGCCGCCGTGGATTTTATCGCCGATAAGGGGAACGTCTTTGAGCTGGTCGATCAATTCCGCTACTGCACCGAGCAACGCAGCCGTGAACCGGGCGGCAATGCTCAAGAGCGCCGCACCGAGCGCCTTCCAGAAATCCGCCGTGGTGGCGATTTGCAGAATGGCCAGTGCGTTTTTGGGCCCCTCCAGCATCATCTGGGCAAGCACGTTGCCAATGGCGGTGAGTAACCCGAGGAGGAAATTCGCCGCTTCCGCGAAGGAAAGTTCCATCGATGTGAGGAGCACTTCGCCGAGTTTTCCGTCCTGGAACGCCTGGATAAATAAGGCAATCGACTCGCCGACTTCCTGTCCAAGCGAAGAAAGATCGAGCTTTGAAAATTGATCCAAGAGAGGCTTGATCACGGGAGCAACCCGATCCGCGACTCCGACAAAGAATCCCTGGACCTTCAACCCTGCCGTTGCCAGCTTGTCGCTGATGTCATCAAAGAGGGCCGCGTCTTTATTGAGGAGTTCGGCTTGATTGCCAACCTGTTCCCCCGCTTGTCCAAAGCCGCCATCCGCGAACACAGCCAGCAGGGACGCGCCGCTCTTGCCGAAAACTTCCATGGCTGCCGTGGCCCGTTCCGCGGGATCGGGCAATTTATTGATCGCCTCGCCGATAATGCGGAACTGGTCGGACGGCGTCTTTTTCCGAAGCTCGTCCATGTCCAACCCCAAGCGTTTGATGATCCCGGCTGCGGAACCGGACTCGATTCCCTTCATCATCTTCGCCATCACCGGCCCAACATCCTCCGCTGCTTTTCCCGAAAGTTTGAATTGCTGCTGGAGGATGGCGAGGTCACGCACGGCAATGCCAGTATTATTGGAGAGATCCAATAATTCCCCGCCTTTGTCCAAGGCTGCCGTGAAATGTTCCACGCCTGCGGAAACCAACTCTGCTCCCTTTTTGAGCACTTCAAACCCAATCGCCAGCTTTGCGATGGTATGCTGGAATTGCAGCAGCTTGCGGTTGATATTTAAGAGCGCATTACTGAACTGCTTGTCATCGGCTTCAAAAATGGCGGTAGCCTTGGCGGACATCGCTCAAGGCCGCGTGTCAAATGCCAGGTCCGTTTGCAATTCGAAAGATCAGAAGCGCCTATCTGGACATACCCTTCTACATTAGATATCCTTGCCAAGGAGGAACTCAAATCTGAGGGTTCCAGCGCAGAGGCTCATTAAAAACCAACATTTCATATGAAATCCAGAGCATCCATCGCGGCGATCACTCTTTCGCTTACTGCGTTGCAATCACTGTATGGAGGAATGTTTGAATCTGATATGCTGGAATCAGGTATGCTTTACCGAGTTCGAATGGAAGGGAAACTACCATGCGAATATCTTCAAGTTACGATGGAATCGAGTCCGTCAGATTTTCGACCAGACAAGCAACGGTTAGCCAAGGTTCTGCTTCTTGCTGCTGATAAAAAGACCGTTCTTCAGCGCATTACTGACATTACGTTTGACGGATGCACGGCAGAGCAAGACGACTTCAATTTTGATGGGTATCGTGATTTCAGATCATTTCTCTGGCAGGAGAGCGGATCGGGCGGACATTTCTATAGACATTTTGTTTTTGATCCGAAGATACGGCGTTATGTGTCGTGCCGGGGAGTTGGATGAGCTTTGGTCTCCATATCCTGATTATCAGAAAAAAGTGATTCGATCATATTCTCGGGGAGGCGGGATGTATTCTACTGCTCGCGAATATCGTTGGGTAAACGGGAAACTGGTTGTCATCTCGGAAGTCAAGAGAGACCGTGATGAAATCGGCGGCTGGTATACCGAATATTCCACGTTTAAGAACGGAGCTAAGCAACATTCGAAAAGAATTTACCGTAAAGACGAACGATGAGGAGGTTCCACTCTTGTGGCTCGGTTATCAAAATCCCGCCTTCTTGACTGATTTTTTTAAGAGATAGTCCGCCTGACGTTGCATAGCATTGGCTTGATATTGAACGGCTTTCGCGATGCGGCCCTCGTAATTTTTGACGCTTCCGACAAACTTGACCGCGTTGCTTACTTCAAGCCGGAACCGCCGCGCATCGCTGCTCGGTACATACCCGCCAGGAGCGGGATGCCGGGCGATCCACGCAGGGAGCCGGACGCCAAGCTTTTGCGCTGCAACGTTCCAACCGGAAGCGAGCCAGCCTACCCGCGCGAAGAGCATTTTGCGAAGGGCATTGTATTCCGCGCTGGAAACAGGATACGGATTCTTGAGGTTCCGCGGATTGATCCGGCCCGTGTTTTTGTCACGAAACCGCCGATAAATATCAGCGGCGTTTTGAAGCTGGGACGTGCGGGATGGGCGCACAGGCATCATCACACGCGCCAGATCTTTGGTGATCGTGGCTTCGCCTTGTTTCTTTGCGGCGCTTCCCGTCACACCTTTGGAAGCGGGCGGCGTGACCTGTGCAACGGTTCGCACAAATCCTCGCGCCGCCTGCTCGACCAGTTCCTTGCGGGACTTCTTGACGTAGGGGGCGAGGTTCTTGATCGCCGCCTGGACCTTCGATGTGTCGACTTTGCAGCGGACGTTCATGACAACGGCTTCCAGTTGCCGAAGAGTTGTGCAAACTGGTCTTGCGGAGGTGGAGCAGGGGAGACCGTCCACTTACCTGCCGCACGCAAGGCGCAGTGACGGTATTGAAGCATCTCGGAGAGGTGCAGATGCCAGAGGATAAAATCCCGAGGCCAGCGGGTTTCTCGCGCCAGGGTGAATACAGTTGCTGCCAGCCACCCTGGCTCTAGGAGTTTGGGGGCTCGGCTTCCGTCCGTTCACCGGGCTTCGATTCCAAGTCGAACTGCGCGGCGGCAACTGCGTCGGAGTCGCCTTCAATCTGCGCCGAGAGATCGGAGAGCGCGTTGAGCGGGATTTCCAATTCAAAGGCAAGCAGCCTCTCATCCAACGCATCCGTATCCTCATCCTTGGCGAACCGGACCAGTTCCTGAACGTCCACAATCGGCTGGCTCTGGATAAACAGAAGAGCAGCCATCTGGCGCTCCATCCGCCATTCCTTGCAGGGGCCGTCGCATTCGCCGACCACGCGGGCGAGGCCGAGGAGGCGCGCCGCCGTCAGCGTGCCAAGGGAGAACGGGCGACATTCCAACCCGGCGATCTTGGCCGAGCCGGTGACGAATATTTCAGCGAGGGTGTTTTGACGGGAATCTTTCATTTGTTCAAGGCATCGAGAAGTTGCTGACGGCGGTCGGACGGCGCGTCAAAGGGAATGAGGGCGAATTTCTTGCCCTTGCGAACCAGAGCGACGGGCACGGAGGTTGAAATGCCCGCCGTGAGCCGCTGGAAATTGGTCACGGCAGCCTTGGCGTAAGAAAGTGGATGATCGGGATTTGAATGGCACCACGCATCATCTTTCCACCACTGGATCAGTTCACAGGTTTTAAACCGACCATCCTCCGTCTTGGTCCCGAGGCACCACGTCATTGTGCGCTTTTCCTCGCCGTTAGTTATTTCACGGGTTTCAAGAAACGGCTGGGTTTCGTAAAAGGGAACCCCAAGCGTCACGAGCGCGGCCACCATGGAGGTATTCTCGGAAGTGACCGGATCAACATCCATCTCCCGCACAATGCAAATTTTATCGCCTTCCTTCATGGCTAGACCTCCTCGGCGTTCGGGTAGTTATCAAACCCATATTCCCAGCCGCCGAAGTCCTCGTTGCTTTCCGATTCCTTCACGCTGGGGATCACGGTAACGCCGCCCGTTACGCCGGACACGCAGGGATCGCCGACCCCGGGGACGATGGTCAATTCCCCGTGTCCCTTGACGGTGCCGGAGGTGGTTGGGTTGTAGACGTGGACGCGGGCCACGTTGCCGTTCGATCCTTTGAGCGCCTTCTGTTCGATCTTCTTTTCGACCTCGACAGAATCGATCAACGCGCCCTGGTGCTTGGTAATTCCAAATTTTACGTCGGTGGCAGGCATGGTATTACCGGTGCCACGATGTCAAAAATCACGGAACGCCGTAGCCGACCTTGAGCGTCAGCGTCGTGCGGAACCGGGCGCTGTCGGTTTCCAATGCGGACCCCGCAAATGCGTAACCGTAGATGTGGACCGAGTTACCGGTATTAATCTTGGCAGCCACGTCCATCCGGCCCGCAAGGCATACGCGAACTTTCTCCACAAGGGCGACGTGTTCGTTAGGGGAATTATCGTGGGCTTCGCTTTCGACGATCACCGAAAGCTCGGATCGGAACACCTCGCTCGAACCGGCGAGCGGTTCTGATTTGCTGGAAAGCGTCACGGCGGGGAGGCCGTGCTCGTCGCTATCATGGCCGGTGAAGAACGAGACCGTTCCAGAGAGTAAGACGTTGCCTTGCAGCACGGCAAGGAATGCCGATTCAAGGGCGTGGTCGAGCATGGCGCGTTAGTCCAGCGGCCCAACTACGATGACCAGAAGGGGATATTGAGGATGGTTCGTAATCCGCTCAATGCGGAAGCGGTCCCCCTCAAATTCAACGATTTCCCCAAGCTTGGGAAACCGGGTTCCAAATGCAGTCCGGGGAATCTTGATGGTAAAATCGCCGGTGCCAGTGAACCCGCCAAGGTCCAGATGTTCCCCGATGGTGGGATCGGAAACGAGCGCCTTATGAGTCTGCCCATTCCAAGTAACCGGTTCCCCAACTTCATCCAATATTTTTGCCAGATCGGCGGCTTTTTCGTGCTTCATGCTCGAAGCAGGATGTCAACGGCGCGGAAAATATTTGTGTTGCGAGTCTGCCACAAACGTATTACATTCTCTCCTGTGAAAACGCTCACCGTCAAGTTGCCGGAATTGCTGTTTGCGGAGATTACCCACGCTGCCAAGGAGCGAAAAATCGCCAAATCTGTTATTGTCCGCGAACGTCTTGAACGGGTCTCCAAAGAACAACCCTCCCTTTGGAGTCGCATGGCCGATCTGGTGATCGAAGAAGACGCCCTGCCGACCGACCTTTCCTCTAATAAGAAGCACCTTCAAAAGTATGGCAAAAACCGTTCTCATCGATAGCGGGGCGATTGTTGCCGCCTTGCGCAAACGGGATCAGCATCACGTCTGGGCGAGATCAAACTTTGAAGCGTTTACGACTCCGTGCGCGACCTGCGAAGCCGTCGTATCGGAAAGCTTTTTTCTCCTTGAACGCGCCAAACAAGGGAAAGAGACGCTCTGCACACTTCTGGAACGCGGGATCATCAAGGTGGAGTTTTCGCTGACTCCCCACCTGGAGGAAACGCTGCACCTGATTCGTCGCTACCGGGATACGCCCATGAGTTTCGCCGATGCGTGTCTGGTGCGCATGAGTGAAATCCATAACGACTCCGTTGTTTTTACGACAGACAGCGATTTTACGACCTATCGTCGAAACGCCAGGCAAATCATACCGGTTATAGCGCCTTGGTAAGAGGTAAACTGGTTGCGTGGAAACTATTTAATGCGAAGCCCCCGCGCCGTTTCCAACGCGGGGGCCTTATGCACGCAACTCAACCAAGGCGCTTAGGGTTTGACGATTCGCTGGATGCCGTCGCCGATGGCGGCTTCAAAGCCGTAGAGGCATTCCACAGTCACGAAGATCCGGTTGCTTTGGATTTCCGTGTAGCGGAGGTAGCCGAAGGTCAGACCCGTCTCGGGATCGGTTACCGCGCCCGCCTCATCGTAATTGGCGACGGGAGCGAGGTAGCGCATGGCTACTGCAAGACCGCTCGGGTGGGCGGCGAACCCTGCCAGTTTTTCGCCGTTCTCGGGGAGAATGACCGTTTCATAGATGTCGAACCCGGCCAGGCGGCGAATTTGCGCCTCGACCACACCCGGCTGGGCAATGGGTGCCATAAAACTCTTCGCCACGATCTCGTCACCGAGCAGGTTCGTGTAATAGGCACCATCCAATACCAAAGATCGGTCGGTTACGGGCATCTTGACATTGCTGCACGCCTCACGAACCGCGAGGATTTTCTTATAATCGAATGCGGACGCCGCCACGGCAGGAATGGCCGGAACACCATAATTGGCAGCCGTGATTTCGCTGAAAATATCCTGTAACACATCTTGCGCGAGCTGCTTGACCGCGCTGGCCACCAGCGTCTCCAGGACGTTGAGAGCGGTTTCGGCGGCTTCCCGCGCAGTGACGTGAACGGTCTTGAACTTATGCCGATTCAACTGCACCGGAATCACGGTCACCGTGGAATCCGCGGCGGAGGTATAATTTCCCGCGAAGTCGCTCGATTGCGAGGGAGCGCCGACGACCGGCACGCGCACGGTATCGAGCTTATCCGCAGGCTCGGGCGAGAAATTGGTGGAAAAGGCGCGCAGCGGGGTAAGCGCCGCCATGAACGGCTGGAGCGCGTTCTGCGCGACCTTGATGTCGTTGACGTTGGTAAGGGTATTGGCCATGGGATTTTTGGGAGGGCTGCGGTTACTTGGCGATGGCGCTGGAGAGAATGAGCGCCTGTTGTTCGGCGGTGAGGGAGCGCCAGAAGGTGGTCTGGGCCTTGGGATCGGAAATGGCTTTGAACCGGGCGACCAGATCCTCGGTCTGCTTGTCGCCTTTCGCGGTAACCGGGACGGGAGCGGTGGTTCCAGTGGAGGCGACGATTTCGGCAGCGCGTTTGGAGGCGCGTTGCTCAAGATCCTGTTCGGCGGCTTCGAGGGTCTGGTTGCGGGCGGTGAGTTCCGTGATCCGCGTATTCGCCTCGGTTTGCGATTGCGTCAGGGAATCGATGGACGCGCGGGCCGTGGCAAGATCGGCGACGAGCCGTTCGCGGTCGGCGGTCAGTTCGGTGACTTGGGTGATGAGCCGTTCGTTATTGGCCGTGGCTTCCGTGAGGAGGGAGGCGCTGGCTTGGGCGTCGGTTTCGAGTTGCCGGACCCGCGCCAGCGCCTGATCGAGTTGTTCGTCAGTGGTGAGCATGTTACCACTGGATTGATGTCAACTAGGAGACATGTCGGCTGCGCAGCATGGCCAGCGCCGCGTCGCGGCTTTTCACGGTTCCAGCCAGGTTGAAACGCATCGCTTGCCGGGCGGAAAACGACTGGCCTTCCATGGCTTCCGCAGGAATGCTCCGGCCACGGGCAAGCACGGCGGTGCGAAAATCCGACGCGATTTCCTCAACGTCGGACTGGAGCCATTGACGCTGATCATCCGTGAGGGCTACGCCGGGCATCCCCGTGCTCTTGTATTTTCCAGCGGCAAAGACTTCCACATGCAGCCCGGCCTGTTGGTATGCCTCGGTGCTATCCACTACGGGCAAGATCACGCCGATGGAACCAACCCGGGCCGAGGGCGTGATGTAAATGGCATCGCATTGCGAGGCGACCCAATATGCCGCGCTGCACATCTGCCCGCCCGAAAACGCATAGGTGTATTTGGTTTTGCAGAGGTCGGAGACGGCCTGCGCCAACTCCGGGGTGCCGTTGACACTGCCGCCGGGCGAGTCGATATCCAGAAACACGGCCTGTACGTCCGGGCGTTGCGCAGCGACGTTGACGGCGTTTATGATTTCTTCAATGTCGGTGGCTCCGAAGAGAAACCGGCTGATCATATCGGGATTGCGCACCATCGGTCCCTGGATTGGGATGTTCCCGATGCCGCCTTCCACGGTAAGAAGGTCGCAATCTTCGTCACGGTTATCGGAGGTCAACGACGATTGGAAAAGGGCCGAGAACCCTTCGGGCGGAGATTGCGCTGCCACCAGCATGGCTGCATGTGCGTCCGGAGTAATGAGCCAGGGTTGGCGGCGGAAAAGAATATCAGTGAGCGTCACGCTAATGATGACGTGTCAACGGGGGATGGATTGGGATAACGATAGTGAAGGGGAAGCTCTCCGGGAACTGTCGCCCCTTTTCGAATGTTATCACTCGCCCAGAGAGGTCTTAGATTCGTATAATGAAAGCACTTATACTGATTCTTCTTGATGCGAAGATCAAAGGCATAGCACGGAACGATGTGGTCGATGTGCCAGCCATGAGTCCCGAAATTTTCCCAACTCATGCCTTTTTGGAACTGAGACTCGATGTGTTTTCGCGCTTTTCTAATGGAACAGCCGAGTAACTTAATTGACTTGGCAGCCTTTCTTCCAACCTGCGTTTTTATTGCACGGGCAACGCTTGCACTTAATGCGACGGCTAACGCAAAATTGGGATCGCTAGCTTTCCGTTTACGGAACCGAGAGCGATTTCGAGCCAAAACGTCGGGGCGCTTTCGATACCGAGCATTCCATGCGCTATAATGTTCCAGGTTCTTCTGCCGCCATTCTTTGGTTTGTTGACGAACGCGTTCCTTGGTGCGGCAGTACTTGGCGTGTCTTTTTTCCCGAATGCTCTCTCTATGTTTTTTAACGTAAGCTTGAGTATATGCTTTAACCTTTTGGGGATTGCGCGCTTTCCAAGCTCTCATATAGGCACACCGTTGTTCGGGATCTTTGTGGGGCACACAAATGATCTCATGTCAATCATGCTGACTTCACATCAACGGTTTCCTCAGTTGCGGTGATCTCGGAAGCAGTCACCGAGCCTGAACTGGGACGGTATAGCATCTCCAAAGGGATTTGATATTTCGCCGCGAGGTCGAGCAGGAGCCGGGCGTCCTGGGCCCGGGTCTCCGCCTGTTCCTCGAAATCAAGTCCCAGTTCGGCGTAGGATTCCGAAAGCGTCTTTAAGCCCGTTTCGACATCGGCCCGGTTCTGCTCTGCCTCGCGTCCGGCATCGACGGTTACACGCTTCGGCCTTTGGAACCGCACCTTGTGCCAATCGACTTGGGCGGGAAGTGCACCGGTCGCGATGGCGTCCCCGATCACATACGACCAAACGGGACGAATAAACCGTTGGATCAGAATTAACTGCCGGAACGAAAAGCGGCGGTCGGCTTTGGCCACGACCAGCCGCACACCCGCCCCTCCGATCTTGGATGAATCCGCGGCGAACTCATAGGGAAGCACACCAAGCGCACTGTCACGGCGGACAAAATCCAAAAAGCCGGTGAAGGTTGGGCTGGGTCGATTCGACTGGAAGCTGTCGAGCGATTCGTTCGGTTTGAGCGCAACCAACTTTCCGCCGATAATCCGCTGCAAGCTAACGGGATCGCTCCCATCCATCGGGGCCGGGGCGTGTCCCACCGAGAAATCACCCGATTCATCGTCGATTTCCCCTCGGTCGGTCTTCAGAATCCGGGCAACGTCCGCATTGTCTTTGACCGCGTGTTTTTCTAGGGCGAGCAGTTCCATCTCGTCCAGGATGTGATTGATGGAATGCTGGATTGTTGCGGCATGCCGCACGGCGCTGGAGGATTCCGGTTCAAAAACGTGCAAGATACTTTCCGCCGGCAAATCCCTGAACGAACCGTCATCCAGAATCGTCCGGTAAAAGGCGGGAGCGCCGACCGCGTCCAGGCCGATCCCGTCCACCGTATCCGTGCTGCCGGAAGCATCACCCACCCGGTGCGCCTCGATCAATTGCAGCACCAACCGGTTGTCTCGGTCCCGGGTCTTGTGAACGAAATACTCGCCGTCCACGTCGATCCCTCGGCAGACGAGCGACTGGCATTCCTCGAACGAGAACCGCCGAGTGACCTCGCAACGCGCGGCCCAGTTAGCAAAATATGCTTCGGCCTGCCGGTTCCATTCCTGGCTACTCGACTGGGCCTGCGGCTTGATGCCATCGCCCGTCGAGTAGATGGCCATGTTCCCCACCAACTCGCGGACAAACCCGGAATTCTTATGTAGATAACGAGACCGGCGGACCAGTTCGTTGCGGATGCCGGGTGTCAGATCCCGTTTGGCGTCGCCGGGGGAGGCTCCCGGAACGTTGCCGCGCCGGGGCGACCAGTTGGCCGATTCATAGGGGCTGAACCACCCGAATGAATACGCCAACGCTTTACCGAAGATCTGGCGCAGGCTCATTTGTAGAGAAAGAAGGAAACGATGGATTGCGCGATGCTCCGCCTGCGGACATACGTGGTCGGTTCGAGCACGCGCAACGCGTAGGCGCATTCCTCCAGCACTTCCTTGACCGGCATGGCGAATTGCTTGGAAACCGAGGAACCGCTGTCCCCCCACGACATGACCGTTTTGCCTTCCACGAGCAGTTCCTTGGCCCGGGCCTGGATTTGCAGCACTTCGGCCACGGAAAATCCGGTAACAAATAGTCCCTGTGCCATATCAAGTCGTAAGATACTTGGCCCCGTTGGGAATCCGGTAATCGACAGCGATTTTTCCCGCGTCGAGCGAAGCAAACTGCTTGAACGCGGCAGGGGTCAAATCGAGTGCGTTGCCAGTGCCACGGGCGGGACCGAGATCGATTACGGGGACCGTGATCATTTTGCCGGATGTCACATGCTTGACCTCAACTTTCGTCCCCCACGGAACGCGCGGGAGTGGCGATCCCTTACAGGGGCCAAAGTTCATTGGGAGCGCACACCCCATGACATCTGGCCTTTTCTTGGTACTGATGCCACTGGCGGTTTCGCCATTGTCCTGCGGATCGTCCGCGCCTCCGAACCATGTCGCTTTTGCGCCGCGCACCACGAGATCGTTGCCGTCCACGAGTACGACGAACCCCCACGTTCCGTTGCCCTTGAGCACTTTCAAATCGTCACTCATGCCGAATAGTCTCTTAATCCAAGTGAACATGGGTTATTGAGCGGCAGTGGCCGTGCGGGCTTGGGCGGCGGCGGTGTTGAGCCCCGTGGCGATGTTCTCGACGATGGTGGACGCCTCAGTTTTTCCGGCGGTGGCGAGAGCGTTACCCGCCACGGTTCCAAGCGAAGCGGCCAACTGCTGCCATTGCGCCCCATCGTTGGGGCTCCAGATTTTCACGATCTGGGCGACATCATCGGCGGTGACGATGGTCGCCTCGTTCTGTCGCAGACCAGAGGCGACGGAGTCCAGGAAGTCAGCCTTGAAATTCTTGTCTGCTTCGTCGGCCGCCACGGAAATCAAGACCTGCTCGGCCACGGTCAAAGCCCGGTTGCCCACGACCGCGAGCGTGCTGTCGATCTGCGTTTTATGCGCCTGAACCCACGCACAGCCAGAAACGGCGAACACCGGAAGGAGCGCCAACAGGATCAGCGGCGTGATGTTATTATTGGATTGTCCCGCGTCGTTGGGAACGCTCCCTCCGGTGACATGTTTGTCCTTGGCCTGCGCGGCGAACGTGCCGCCGGAGACCATGGCAAGGATGCCCGCGAACCCGGTCACGTAACTGCGGATCGCCTCCGGCAGGAAAGCAACGAGGTCGGGGTTGATAGCGATGGCGGAAGCGAGAACCGCGATCCAGCCGGTCAGAGTAGTGCGCCAGTTAGCGCCGAGGATGGTGTTCATGCCTCTTCCGCGGTGTCAATTTTCACGAAGCGCTCGGTCACGTCCTGGCCATTGCAGATCACGCGGCGGTCACCTCCAAGAGCCAGCCATCGCCGAACGATGACATCGCAATACGCTGGCGAAATCTCCAAACCGAAGACACGCCGCCCAAGCTGCTCACCGGCGATCAACTGACTACCGGAACCGGAGAACGGCTCGTAGCAGAGTCCATCCCGTTTCGTATGCTGGCGCATCGGCACGGCGAAACATTCCAGCGGCTTGGGTGTGGGATGATCGGGGCGTTCATCATTGTTGAGCCCTTCGATTTCCCATACGCTCCGCTCATAATCCGAGGTTTCACGGGGCGGCTTATTCCCTTTGATCCAGCCCATGAAGCAGGGCTCATGCGCCCACAGATACCACGACCGGGTCAGGATCGGGCGGTTGGGCTTGGCCCAGATGATCTGCTGGTGAACGAATGCGCCGTTTTTTTCCCATGCATCCTCGACCATCCGCTGTCGGCGGCTTGCATGCCAACAATACCACGCGGCATGAGGATCAATCGCTTCCGCAATGGCGGTCTTGATGTAGCGATCATAAAGCTCGTTGTTTTGCGCGGCATCCGCTTCATCCCATGTGGGGCCATAGGTTTCCGACCAATCGGTGTTCTTGGTGCGAGTCTGGCCGGGATGATTGGTGCCATCGTAGCCCACGAGATACGGCGGGTCCGTGGCGAAAAGGATCGCTCGCTCGCCGTTCATCACGCGGCGCACATCCTCCGGGTTGGTGGAGTCGCCGCAGAGGAGACGGTGGTTGCCCAGTTCGTAAAGGTCGCCCGGTTTTGTGATCGGATTTGCAGGCGGTGGGGTAACGGTGTTACTCGGCTCCTCCTTGGTTTCGAGCCGGTCCAGCAGATCATCGAGTGAATCGCTGTCGAACCCGGTCAGATCGAGATCGATCTTCCCATCCAAATCCTTCAATAGCAGCTTGAGTTCCTCCTCATCCGTTTCCGCGATCTCCGCGATGCGATTGTCCGCGAGCAAAACCGCAAGCTCCTCATCGTCGCTGGCGAAATCCTGAAAATCGACCGGAACCAGTGCAACCCCCAGCTTCTGCGCCGCCAGGAGCCGCCCGTGTCCCGCGACAATGCAGCCGGAGCGCTTCGACACAGTGATGCAATGTCGCCAGCCGAAGTATTTGATATTCTTGGCGAGGAGTTCCAGTTGCGCGGCAGGGTGCGTGTTGGGATTGCGCGGGTTGGGTTTCAATTCCGCGACCGGAACAAGCCGTTCATGGGCACACCACACTTCAACCCCGCTGGCGAGCGCCTTGGCTTTTGGGGATTCGGGAAAGGAGATCATATCGCTCATGCCCACCGACCATGTGTCAACGGAAACATTGACACTCCGGCCCCTGCATGGCCCCAAAGAAAAGCCCCCGCACTCCCTCCCGGCTCGAACGCCGGTTCGCACTTCTATGGCGCACGGTGGATGGCCCGGCGCTGCAAGCCGAGTATCGTTTTCACCCCACGCGGAAATGGCGTGCCGACTACGCCCACCTCGAGAGCCGCACTTTAATCGAACTGGAGGGCGGCGTGTGGGTAGGCGGCCGTCACAACCGCGCCGCCGGTTTCGTGGCGGATGTGGAAAAATACCTCGAAGCCGTGCTCGCGGGCTGGCGCGTGGTGAGGCTGGTGGACTCCCAACTCACCCTGGAAACCGTGGGCCGCGTGGCCGCAATGATCCGATCCGGCAAGAGAAGCGATCCGGTGCCGGATCGATAGACCGGACATCCGCGCCCCCCATGCTCGGGGCATGGAGAGCGCGGAGTCCTAGGGCCTCTGGGCGTGCCAGGGAATCATTTCACAGCGCCTGATTTGCGACCCGCTTCGAAGGCTGCTTTGAGGGCGTCCCGAATCTCCCAAACGGAAACCTCATGGAAATCGAGCCGGTCGGATTTGCGGGTCTCCAGCGTTTCGATATTCAGAATCTCCTTTGCGATCTTCGCGGCGTAGTGCGGAATCTTGGCGGGCCGGTTCGTTTGCATGGCCTGTTATTCGCTCCTCCTTGAAATTATATCCATAGAAGTATCTGACTTTATTTGCGGGTCAGCCGCGGAGGCTGGCACACGACTTGATTAGCTGCAAATTACGATCTGCTCAGGCGTGTGTCGATGGTTCCACGCCCTCTGCGCGTAATTCCGCCAACTGCGCTTCCGACAAGTTGGCAGGCTCGCCATGCCGCTTCCAACTGGCCGGGTTGCGCCCGAATCCCAATTGAACCGAAAGACTAGCCTTCGGCATTTCGATCCCGTGAGCGCGGAAAATGCGGTCGCCCTCGGCGTATTTCACACCGGCCTTGCCGAGCGCCTTGGCGACCGAGCAGGCGGAAAACCCAAAGATGCGATTGAGCTTTCCTTTGCCAGTGCCCACTTCCTTGGAGACCGCAGTCTGTTGTTTTGCAGCGGGCTTGGGCTGTTTTGCCTGCACGGCGATAACCGGCGCGGCTGTGGCATCGAACCCCGTGATCTTGGCGTGGCGACCGCGCCCCTTGAAGATGGCTTTGCCGTATTCAAGTTTGCCGCTGCACCCGGCAAGGGTGTCGAGGTTTTTGATGGCATCGATCACCGGTTTGCGCTTGGGCGTGGTGAACCGGAAGTGTGTGGCCCCACGGGGGACCGGGTGGGCAGCTTTGATGGAGGCGGTTGTGGCGTTGGATTGGATGGTGATGTTCATAGGTTGTTTTGAGGTTGATGGTTGTGAAGCGCCTCCGGGGATCGAACCCGGAGGAGACTGGGTTTATCTGGATCGGACGATGGTGATTTGAAACTCGCTGCCGTCCTTCATGCGGAATACCACGCCCCGGTTGGTGGTCATGACGCCCCGATCTTCAAAAGAGGCGGCGCTTTGGAGTTGCTCAATGATGGGCTCGCCATCCTCGCCGGTTTGATATTCCAGTTCGAGAAGGGCTGCTTCGATATCGTGCTCTGTTTTCATTGATGCGACATTCGCTCTTCTGTTATTGATCATCGAGTTATCTAGTATTATTTATTCGTCCCGGTTTTCGGAATCAGGCACGGCGTTTGATTGAATTGCATCGAAGTTGATGGCCTCGACTTTCCGCCAGTCGACCGGAGGCGTGGATTTCACAATCCGCGCCACATCCGCATTCGCCGTCTCCTTCGGCAGTGCGATAAATTCGCTGCCGCTCTCGCCCTCTCGCAAAACAAACACGGCATATCCGCTCCGCAGGATTTTGTAGTTTTCTTTCGGGTTCATGGCTTATTCCTCCGCGATCAGGTTGCACCCGCGGGCGGCTTGCTTGAGCAGTTCGACCAAGTGGGCAGCATCTCCGGCGTTCGCCCAGTTCATTTCGTCGGGGGCGACGCCCAGGTGGTCATCCAAGTGGCGGGCGAGCATCGCGACTAATTCGCGGGCGCTGCCGATGTGGTGGATGAAGGCGTCCCGCGCTTCGTCTTTCGTGGAGCGGCGGGGGGCTTTGGTGGTGGTGGTCAGTTGCGTTTTCATGGTTGTGTGATCGCTCTTTCCAAGAATTACATCCACTTAACTATCTACATTTAGTTGTGGCCGACTGGTCCAAGCAGGCACAGTATCTGATTACTTGGTATCTTCGGTTTCTAGCTCGACGGACTCCCGCCCGATCAGCTTTAGCATCGTGGCGGCAGCGGTCTGCATCGCCTCGCAATCAAAGTAGTGGTTCGGGCGGTTCCCGATCTGAATCCATGCCCATTTGCCTTTGTCTTTGACCCGGTGCTCGGATTCCATTTGTTTTAGGTAATCCTCCGGCACATCGTCGGGAACCTCCCATGTCACCCCGTTGGCCGGGTCTTGGTTCCGGCGCAGCCGGGCCAGGCTGTCCTTAATGTTGAGGTTGCTCCAATAATGGACATGGCACCAACGGCTTACGCCGAGCACGACTTTGCGCCGAGGTGAATAGAACCGCTGGATCGATTTCCCGTCCTTGGTTTTGTGGGGGAATGTCGTGCGTTTGTCACCCATCAGCGCCACCCAGCCGCGTTCGGCACATTGTTTGTAGACCTCATAGGTCGCGTCGCCCGCGTCCACGAACACTAGATTTGCATGAATCGAAAAACGTTTCTGCAATGCTTCTACATCCTCGAAAGTGAGGATACGCTCGCACCAGACGAGACGGGACGATCCCTCGGCGCTCCATGAACGGACCACGGCGTAAAGATGATCCATCTGGCAATCGACCGTGAGCACCCGGAGCGGGATGGTGCGCACGCCCTCTTGGAACGGCGGCGGCACGATTTTGCCAAACCGGTCGATGCCTGCCTCGTCACACCAGGTATCCCCCATGCTGTAACCAGACGCCGTGATCTCCAGCTTAAAATCTTCCAAATATTCGCGCCACGGTAGCCCAAGCCGTTTTTGATAGAACTGTTGGATCAAGGAGGTATCGCCCTTCCGTGCCGCCTGTTTGGCTCGGAGATATAGCTCGGCCAATTTGCCCCACGACATCGTGGCGAGCGCGTTCCAATGGAACCCAACATTCTCCTTCGCCGCTCGCGGGTTCTGCGGGACGAACTGTCCGGTGGCATTGAGCCGACGCCGGACTTCATCGGTGTCCTCAAAATAGTGATTGCACGCGGCGCATCGCAGCGCCGTGGTGGTATGTACCCGCACGAAGTCGTATTGCTCGTTATCGTCTTTACAGTCCTTGCTCCATTCGATGTTTTCCCAAAGGTATGGCTGGCGGTGCCCGCATTCGGGACAAGTGAACATCCACTCCCGCATGTCGGTCGTCTCATGCTTGCGATGGGTGTCATCGTCTTCCTCGCCGCCCTGGGACATGAAGATGCACTTTCCGAGCCACCCGAATGCCGTCACACGGGCCTCGGCTTCCGCCATGTGCCCCGGAGGCCAGCGCCATGTTTCGTCCCCGATCATCCAGCGGATGGAGCGGCGCTGCAAATTGGTTTTGTTGTGTGCCCCGAGAATCCAAAGCGTCATGCCGTTGGCGAAATGGATCGTCTGGTTGCGGCGCTTGTGACGGTCGGCTGGGAAGAGGCGGCGGACCGGCTCACACTCGTCGAAGATCTTCTGGAGCCGGGATTCGCTTTGGTCCTTGGCGTCCTCGTCCGTCTGGTCGAGCCAGAGCGCGGGGCCGGGCAAGTTGGCGATGATGTAGCAGAGCGCCACCTCGGGCGCGGTGGTCTTACTCGCCTGCACCGCCGCAATGATCGAGACGAGCCGCACCTTGGGATCAATGATCGCATCAAGCACCTCTTTAATCTGCGGCGAGTTCTCGATACGGAAGCGTCCAGGCATGGGCGAATACGGGATGGAACGGATATGTTCCTCGGCCCACGCCCATGCCGGTTGGCGATCCGGGGGACGCCACGCTTCGCGCCAGATGGCGGTGAGCCGTTCACACTCCATCCGTTTTAATGCTGCCGGGCACTCTCCATTGGAAGAATTGCTCACGGCGTGTTGCCACCCCCGGTATGGAGCACCTTGCAAACCTCATCGATGGCCCGGGCGCATTCCTCCCGGATGCCCTGCGCGTCCTGGCCGCTCAAAATGGGCGGCAGTTCGTTTTCAAACTTCGCCCGCAGGAGTGCTATGGCCTTGCCAACCTGCGTGAGCCAGTCCCTGCGCACATCAGCCAGGAGAACGAACTCTCCTTTTTTGATCCCGACCTTGAGTTCCCGTTCCTCGATCTCGGCGAGAAGTTTGCGAGCTTTGAGCGCCGATTGATCTACCTCGGCCACGGCCTTCCCCGATTTGAGCCCGCGTCCGCGAACGAATTCACGCCATGCGACGACGTCGTGAGTTCCATTCGCGTTGGCCTGCGGCGCGCCCGACAGCTTTTGCCACCGCGTGATTTGGCGGCGGCTCGTGCCGAGGAGCGTCGCCAGTTCGACAACATTTTTAGCGGTCGTAACGGTGTCATCGCATCCGGCGGCTCTGGCGACAACCCGAGCGTGTTCCGAGGGAGAAAGCGGCTTGCCTGACGCCGCCTTTTTGAGGATGTTGCGCAGGTCCGCGTCGAGAATCTTGGCGTAGGCGTTTAGCGGGGAAGGAGTTGTTTCCATGTGAGATAGGGATGTGTCAAATGCGCCATTTGTCCCACTCCAAGCTGGCGGCGATTACAGAGGGAAACGAGGCACGATGGACGCGCTAAAAGTGGGACATCAAAAAAATGACTTCTCACACAAATTGAGCGAGGGACTTTTTCACCCCAAGCTTTCCGCCGGGCGCAGGGACCCCGAAATTTTTTGGCTGTGGCCGCTGATGGCCGCGTCGCTCACGCTTGGCCCACAATCGCGCGACGTTGGCCCGTGTGGCGCGAACTCATCGCCTAAACTTTAGTTCGCCCAACTTTTCCACAGGGGTTTCTCGTATTTTTTCGTTCCGATAAAACGTAGACCAATATGTATGCGAGTGAAAAACGCCTGCGGTTTCATTAAGCCAGTCCCGGATTTGATCGAAGGAGAAGTGCTTTTCTTCTCTCAGGATTTTAATCACAGGCCATAGTTTCTTTTCCTGGCATAGGGGTAGAATTATGGGGGCAGTTTTCTTCGCGCTCTCCAAAAGATCATCGACGAGTTGATTTGTGATCTCTGGAATTGGTGACCGTCTGCGTGGGGAATCGGTGGCATGCATAAATTTAATCCGGCAGGGTGTTGTAGATATCCACCACGGGCTGGAGATCGCGCTTGAACGCACGCAGCTTCTCCTCGCCAGCCCTTTTGACCCAGCCCATTTCCTTTAGCATTCCCCAAAACCCGCAGATGCGATTGACGTAGGGATGGACGTTCTCAATCCCTTTGTCTTTGCCTGCGTCCATGTCTTCATCGGTGGCGGGGCGGCCAAGCAACAACGACTTCGCCAAACGGCGTTTGCTGAATCCCTCGCGCTCGGCCAGATCGAGCCAGCGGGTCTGTTCATCGGGTTCCAGGCGGGCGACGAGCTTGTGATGCTCGAAGGTTAAAGTGTCTCTCCGGCGAGACAATTCGATCTTGCGGGCAATCCATCCAGCGTTGCGCAGGGTCTGATATTCGAGGCCGGTCACTGCGATCCAGTGTTCGTATTTATCGCCCCATTTATTTTCTGCATAATTGATGGCATCGCCAAGGATGAACATGCACCCGCGAGTGACTGTGCCGAATTTTTGCAGCAACTCGTCGATGGCTTGTTCGGGAACATCTCCGTTGAATTGGAGGCCAAGGCTGCTGATTTGGATATTGCCGTCACCGATTTTTACGATTTCGTTCTTCATAGTTGTGCCGGAGGATGTGTTGGGTTTGTGCATACGAGACACGCGCTGTCAACGAGCGCATCGCACGCGATGGATTAAGTTTGAGCTTTTGAGTCAGTTCCACGCATCGTTTGCTCACCGCGGCGCGGGTGACACCGTTGCGCTCGGCGATTTCGGTCATGGAATCGCCGAGGAAACCGATGCCGCTGACAACCGCAAGGCACTCGATGGTGAGCTTGGCATTCTTCTGGTTCAGCAACTCTCCGAGCAGCCTGCGCAGAATATCCCAGAGGCGTTCGTCCGTGCCGGGCTCGGCCACAGGGACGTCATCCGTTTTTTGAACGGCAGCGGCGAGATCGACCTGCGTCAGCACATCTTCTTCTTCCGAGGCCATGTTCGATAGACACGCATCCTCATCCCGGAGAGTCGTTCCGCTGCGATCAATCAATGGTTGCAAGAGGCCGTCCGCTCCCAGTCTGCAACGGTCCTCGGGGGACAGCCCCTCCACCCAGCGGAGGTATTCCGGGCTTTGGTAATACTCAAGGTACTCACGGTCACGAGCCTCCTGCCGGTTGGCATAGTCGTTGATCATGGCTTTACTTGCTGAGGCCATCAGACCGTGCCAACAGACCGTGGTCTGTGAAAACACTGGCGAGAATGTCTACGGGGTAGGTGAAGACCGTTCCAAACCGATGATCGTCCTTGATCCCACGCTGAACATTTCGTGTGATACACACGACTTGTGCGCGTCCTTCGATGGCTTCCAATTGCTGGCGGGTAAGCCACAAGCCGTGAGCATAGGCATAGGCACTGACGCTCATTTGCGCAATACCGCGACGATAGCGGGGCTTGTGCCATTCCTCTCCAAAGCAGCGCCGCGTGAGCGTGCTGTAGGGAATATCGTAACGCTCGGCCAGTTCCTTCAATTCGCCTTCGCCACGTTCGTAAGCCGTCCGGATTTCGTCAAGGTTTCTCATTGGCGATCTCCTTTCACGCTTACCCGCGTCATTGACGTCATGGTGGACACTGGATGCCCAAGACCGATGGCCAAGCCAAAAAAACCCATGGCTTCGGCGAGCTTTGAGCAAGCAGCAGCTATATATAAGCTGCTGCAGTTGCTCAAGAAGCAGTGGGTTCGAGCAGCACTTGTGCAATGCTCAAAGACTTTCGTAACATAATGATACCTAGTGAGTTGAATGGCAAACAAGCCCCTCGATACAAGGGGGGCTTGTTTTGATCGAATCAAGCACCCCTTGCCTGAGCAGAGGCTTGAATGGCTAAAATGGCGTTTCATTTTCGTCTACGGTTGTTGATTTTCTGGCCTTGGATTTGGCGGTGAGATGAATGGTTTTTCCGTCCGTTGGAGCGCGGAAATATTGATGCTGGAATCCTTCCTTGAGCCGCCGTTCCACCGTGAAACGGCTGCACTCAAATTGATCGACAAGGGCATCCTTGAGTTCCCGTTTGTCATATTTGCCGCCAGCGGCGGCGATGAAATCGATGATGTCCTGAACCGTGAGCTTCTTTTCCTTACCGGAACGCTCGCCGGAAACGTCTGCCTCCCACGCTTCCAAATCGAAGTCGAGATCGACTTCATAAAAGTGGGTGCTCTCGTTAAGGCAGAGCCCGACCGTGGAGAACGACTTGGCGTTGTTGCTTTTGCCGCAGGACATCACGATCTTTGAGGAATCCTCCTTATCGCCCGGTGCCATGTTGATCACCGTCCGCGCGGCGGAATAGAGCGCCTTGCTGCCGATCAGAAAATTGCCTTTGTCCCAGCCGACCGCTTGCAGGATGTTCTGGCGACCCGTGCGTGCGTGGTGAAGGATCACGATGGCCATCATGGGATCGGCATCCCGTGCGATCTTGGTCAACGCAGCAATCGTGTTGCGGACGTCATTATCCTTGAGCATATCGCCGTCCAGGATGTTTCCGAACGGATCGGCCACGAGTACCGTGGGACGGAATTCCAAGAGCGTCTGGACCCATCGCGCCTTGATTTCCTCGTCGCCAAGGCTAATGAAATAGTCCTCCGTGTCGACCAGCGCCTGCATGAAAAGGTGTTTTTCAAGAACGGCGATCTGCTCGTCGGTGTACTGCGAAAGCATCGCATCCAGATCCGATTTCATGCGGACGATGGAATTTTCGTTGCCGATGAAGAGCCACCGCTGCGGTTTGCCGTGCGTGTCCAGGCCGACGAATGGAATGCCTAGCGATTGGCAGATGGCGAGTTGCAGGGCGAAGCGTGATTTGCCGACGCCGCCCTGGCCCCCGACTACCGCGAGCCCGCCTTTTTGAAGGAGACCATCACCCAAGATGTTCATGTCGGCGGGCTCCACCCACGACCGGAACTTGCTGATGGTCCAGATGGTGAACGGCTTTGCCTCCGATGGCGCGGCAGCGTTAAATTCAGGGTCCACGTACCCCTCAAACGCTGAACGGGCGTCCGTCTTTTCTGCGGTTTCCATTATTGCTTACCTCCCAGGGGACGGAAGTAGAGGATGTGCTGACGAGCGCCGCCCGTGCGCGTTCCGCCGGGCATTCGCACCCACTGGCACGGCGTCCAGAGATGGGCGTCCGCGCCGAGCCAAACGGCATATTGCATGAAGCGGGCAATCTGGTGCCGCCGCGCTTTCTGACAATCTATCCACCCATGCAAGCTCTTGCCCCCTGAATCAACGACGAGCACCAACGGGGCGAACTTGCCGAGATAGGAAAGGACTCTTGCTTGTTCGACTTTATCGCTGCCGATGTCGCTCTCGATGACCAGATATTCGCGGGAACCGGTATTTTCCAAACAGCGGTAGCTTTCCTGACCACTGCCGTTGCAACCGCTCGATGCGATCATCCGGCTGGGGACGATGAACTGGCAATCAGCCTCATGCCCACGCCAGTGCTCCCGCTCCCACGTCGCACCGTTGACCTTGTCCCACCCAAGGCAGAAGAGCCCACCGCCAGGGAAGAGGACGTCGATCACCGCGCCGGGATCAATGTTGATGGGAGCAGCAACATCAAAGATCGGCTCCGTGGTCTCGGCATAGAACCGGCGCTTGGACAGATTCGGTTCGGGCCACTTGGGCGTGGTGAGACGGTGAAGACGCTGGACTGCCGAAAGTGGAACCTTCGTGCCCTTGAACCCGCGGGAGATAGCCCGCTCGATTTCAGCGTCCGTGAGTCGTCTTCCCACGTCCCATCGGTCACGAAGATCATAAAGGAAACGGCGGAATGCAGCCTCCGAGCATCTGCCTCGGCAGCACGCGGCAACGCGGAACAGCCACACGTTGCGCTGGCCGGGTTCGGGATGGTGATCGAGGAGATCACGAAGAGCGGGTGTTAATTTATCAAGTATAGCCATGAAGTGTTAGTCTTGGTCGAGTTTGAGAACGCGCCGGATTTCAGTTGAGAGGTAGGTGTCGAGCCGGTCGCAGTTATCGAGAACCCACTGGAGGTAGCCGGGATCAATCTCGGCGACGGGGACGCCCTTGTGTTTGCCGAACGGCATCACGATCTCGGGAGGCGGCGGGGCGCTGCCAGGGCGGTCCCGATAGACGATTTTCTCGACGGGACGATCCCGGTAGACGATGCGCTCCTGCACCACCACCCGAGTCCCGCCGCGAAGAAGATCATCCGGCTTGGCCCCGGCTTTCCGCAGATGGCCGATCAGCATCCGCCCGGCGTTGTCGATCTCGCCGGGGGCGGCGGCGTGGTTCAGCGCAAGGGAGAGCAGCTTGGTGACGAGTGTCTGGTTGATCTCGCTCATTTGAGATAGTGACTGGCAACGATGGCTTCGGCGGCGAGCGGGCAGCCTTCCAGCCATGCAGGGCAGGCACTCATGAGGCGCTCGATTTCAATTTTGGCGGCTTCGGCCTGAGCGATGGGGACTTCCGTGATCACCTCGTCGTGGACATGGAAGAGGACCGGATATCCGGCGTCCTCGATGCGGAGGATGTTTTCCGCGAAGACGTCGCGGGCGGACGCCTGGATATAGTTTTCCACCAGCTTGCCGCCGTAAAATGGGTAGCGAGTTCCGCCGCGTTCGTTCCCGGCGGTCATCGAATTGGCATCCACGTCGAAGTAGCGCAGGTAACGACCGGAGGGGAGCTTCAGGAAATAGGTTTTGCCGTGCTTCGAGACAAACTCGCGCTCCAGCTTCGCCCAGAGGCCGGTGATCAGCGGATTGGAGCGACGAAAGTCGGCCACGGTCTTTTCCGCTTCCGCAAGGGTGATCTCGATGCCGCCCATGATGCGGGCAACCGCGACGAACCGCTCGGCGGCGCATTGATAACCGAGGCCAAGCACGCGCGCTTTTGCCAAACCATAAAGCCGTGGGTTCTCCCTTTTGAGTGGGCCACCGTTCCAGCCCATCGTGGCGCGAGCATGCGCTTCATAGATACTTTCACCCGCCGCGATCCGTTCCAAGAGAGGCCAGTTGCCGGAGAGGTAGGCAAGGCACCGCGGCTCAATCTGTGAAAGATCGCAAATGACAAAAACATGGCCCGGACGGGGAATCAGCATCCGCCGCATGTCCACATCAAAGTCCTTGTCCTTGTTAAGATTCTGAAGATTGAGACCGGTGTCGCCCGACCAGCGTCCCGTGAATCCGCCAAAATATTTCAGCGAGAAAGTCATCTCGCCGCCCGGCTTGCAGCGGGTGAGGGCAGCCTGGAGAATCTTCAATTTCCGGTTTGCGCGGCGACAGGTCTGCATTGCCGCGACCCAGGGAATGCGAGCGCCATGCTGTTCCTGCCACGTCTCGAATTCCTCGGAATCTTCCGCCGTGCTGGACGGCGGCTCGATTCCGGCGATCCGGCACGCCTTCGTCAGTTCCTTGGTGCTGGTCGGCGCGGCATATTTGGCCCACGGGATACGATCCATTGCCTGGACGATCACTTTCTCCAAAACGGCGGCCGACGTCTGGATATAGCTGAGATCGACCTGAACGCCGCGTTCGCCGGACGCAATGGTCTGCGCGGAAAGGCGGCGCTCATGGGCAGGCCATTTATCGCTATGCTCCATCCAAATCCGGCAACACGCCCCGGCGTCTTTGAGCGCGTAAGCGTGCATCTCTTCCGAGTCCTCTTTGAAGAGGCTGCCGCCGCTCCAACCACACGCCCTGTTGCGGACGGACTTGTCGAGATGCATGCCGACCAGTTGCTTGGTGGCTCCCGCGAGATTGCGCGGGGCTGCGAGGTAGACCGAAAGTGCGGAAGTGCAATACCACTCATCCGGCTTGATGCACGGCGGAACGATGCCCAACTCCTGAAGCCGAAAGAACACAGCGCGGTCAAACTGCGCGTTATGTGAAAGCCACATCGCGCCGGATATCTCATCCCAAGGGGCGTCCTTTGGATGACCTACCCAATGCCATCCGTCGTCCGCCCAAAACGAGACCAGATAGGCGTTGAAACGGGAATCGTGAACGTAGGCATAATAGCCGAGTTTCTTGACGCTGTATTCCGTGTCGTAAAAACACTCGAAATCAACGGCGACAACCCGATGCACGGTTTGCGTTCGCGGCGAAGGCGCAGCCGGAGTTTGCCGCAAGGCTTCCTCGTCCAGAATCTTGCGGATTTTCCGCGCTGCCTTCGCCGAGACGATCCCGCAGCAAAATTCAGCCCGCGTCATGTCCTTGTGGGGGAGAGCCGGGTCGAAGCACGGTAAGTCCACCTCGCCAAAAATGACGGACGGAGCGAACGTCCTGCTTTCGCCGGTCGGGCCGATAAGCTGCCGCGCCTCACGGATAAGTGGTGCCACCGCAGCCGTCTGGTCCGGGCTGAGTTCAAGCCGCAAAAGAGCCATCGAATGTGTGCCTTAGTTTGCGTTCGTTTGGCTCTGCCAATGGCGGGGATCGTATCCCTTCAGAAGCCGCCACACCTCGCACGCATGCAGGAAGCAGTCGTAGAGGGGAACCAGGTTCTCGTGCTTGACGATTTCCATCCGGCCCGGCTCTGTCGTTGAGATCACGACATTGGCGGCGAGGACATCCGGCAGCGCGTCCACGCCATAATGCGTGGCGGCATACGCGGCGAGTTGCATCCCATGCTCGGGATAGGCATCCGGCATTTTTCCCGACTCGGTTTTCTTCGTCTTGAAATCCAGAATCCCCATGCCGCCTTTGCCAAAGGTGAAGAACACGTCACATCGTCCCGCGAAGCCGACCCCGGCATTAACGATAACCAGTTCGCGTTCGGTGAACTCGATCCGTTTCTCGGCTTTCCAGCGGAACACCGGGTCGACGTAAACCGCAAGCTCGTCGGCAAACGGCTCGCCTGCCAGGCCGTATTCAAGAGCGGCATGAATGCGGGTTCCGAGATCAGCGGCGTCTTCCACCTGCTGGAATGCCTCGTCAATAACACGCTCAGCGTAATATTCGGGCGGTTCCTCTGTGGACTTCGACGGGACGCGCAGAGTGGCCAGCGCCACTTGCCGCATCTTCCAGCGCTCCAGTTGCGGCTTGCTTAAAATACCGAGCACGTTGGTGACCGACGGGAGAAGGCCCAGCCTCCGGGCATCGGTAATATTGGTGGCGCGGTCGCCCGAGCCGTCTTTCTTTGGCACCCGGTGAGCCGGAGCGCCATTGCGCGAATACCAGTGCGAGGAAATTTCGCGGGGTTTCAGTAATACTGCCATGTGAGAAAAATGAATGAGGTAAAAAAGCCGGAAGGCGTGGCTGGTAACGCCTCCCGGCGGTTGTTGGAAGGGGGGGATGGCTAGAAAGGAACGTCCCCGTCATCGCCATCCGCTGCTGCGGCGGTACCGGGCAGGGCGTATGCCGTCACCGGCACAATCTTGCTTTTGAGGTCATCCATCACTGGCGCGATGCTGCCGATATTGCTGTAGAACTGGCCTGGATTTTTGGGAGACGGAGTAAGCTCAACGGTGATGAGCGCTCCGCTTCCAATCAGCGTGCAATAGTCCCATCCAACCTTCGGCGGCTCTCCCAACCAGCTTTTAAGAAAGGCGAACAGAGCGGATTTCGGATCGGAGGAAATCTTCATCTCCTTCGTCTCGACAAAGTATTGCTTCCCGGTTTTGTGGACGAAGCCAAAGAGGAATCGGGTGACGTCGGTCTTCGCGAGTTCCTCGCTCTGGTATTTCTTGCGCATGACGCCGAACTCATCCCGGACGAGCAGGCAAGTGCAGATATAGGTTCCCTTGGGGGCGGATTCTTTGATGCCGAAACCGCTGTTGGATTTAGGTGGTGGCAATGAGGCCATGATGCTTTGTGTTATTGCTTTTGCGTTGTGTTGAAGCGCCCGGGAACCGGAATGGCCCACAGGCGAAAATGACTAGCGAAAAATTTTTGCGGATACGTCCCACGGGCGGATGTCAACTTGCGCAGCAGGCGGAATGGAAGAAATAGCGGGCCGAATGCGGCGTCGGCCAAATGCTGATTGAGCGGTTTTCATGCGTGCTTCCATTGCGTCTTGGGTTGACGGCGTGCATTGGGCGCACCGCGCTATTTTTCCACACCTCGGCGACTCGGGAATTCCCCGGAGAGCCTTTCGTGGTGCGGTTTTGAGAGAAGAAAGACCCGCTTCAAAAAAACGCAAAAAGGGGCGATTTTCGTGATTTGCTAAGACGCGCAAAAAGTGTCTTTAAAAATGCAAAAACGCGCAAAAAAGTGCGAAAACCCGTCTTAAAAAAATTGTGAAAAATCTCCAAAAACGAAAAAGCGACGGTATTTTCCGTCGCTTTCGTAGGGGATTTATGAATGGATTCTAGGGGCTGCCGATATCAGCCCTCTTTGACGCTGTCCAGATCGCGTGGCCGATAATACATGCATTCGCGGCAGCAACACTTCCGCCTCGCCTCATCATTTGCGTTTTTCTTGGCCCATTCCAGAATCCATTCGGGGCGCGTTTTACCTTCGCAAAAGGGCGCACCGCTCTTTTTCATTCGCGATATCAACCGTGTGGGTACTTTCAATTTGACCGCCACCTCGCGTATGTTGAGGAAGCCTTCTGGTTCTTCCCCGTCACCATTTTCTGTTGATTTTATTTTTTTCATAAACTCACCCGAGGTGCCCCGAATGAGATACAACAAACCCCTACACGTATCGCTTCCCGCCCCTTGGGTGAATGTGGGGTAAAGCCTGAATTTTAGAAATAATTGCAAAGGAGTCGCAATCTAGAGCGTATCCCCCTGCGGCACCGAGAAGAGCTTCCGGCACCTCCCTTTGTAGCTTTGAATATTTATGCGCCCAAGTGGTGCCTTGGCTCTGCATGAACAGTCACATCGGCTCCAGGGAAGGTTTCTTGTACGGCAGATTCCACTTTGTCCGCAATTTCATGAGCCGACTCTAGAGTTTGACCGCCTTCCATCGAGACATGCATGTCCACAAAATAGTGGGGGCCTGCGCGGCGCACCCGAACGGCATGGCAGTCGCAGACCCCCTCAATGGCCTCCACCGCAGCTTTGATTTTCTCTGTCGCTCCCTCTGGATTCCCGTCCATCAGCGCGTGAACAGAAGCCATTCCCAATTTGAAACTGATGCCGATTACAATCGCGGCTACAATCAATGCCGCCACTGCATCCGCCTTTTGTAAGAAGGCAAGTTCCGGGTACCTGCTTGCAACTTTGACTCCAACCAATCCCACGACAACCACCGCCGAACTCCAGATATCTGTACTAAAATGCAATGCATCTGCTTCGAGAGCTTGGCTCTGGTGCTTGGCGGCCACCCGGTAAAGCATGCGGGAACGGGTCACATCTACAGCGATGGAGATTATAAGGATGGCAAATCCCCAGATGGATGCGTCTACGTTGACCGACTTGGCGGCCAAACGATGGATAGCTTCCCAAACGATCCATGCGCAGGTTATGAAAAGCAGCGCAGTTTCAACTAATGCCGAAAAATTCTCGATTTTTCCGTGACCGTAAAGGTGATCCTTGTCTGCCGGTTTTCCCGACGCCCTCACGGCAATGTAAGTGACGATGGCTGCTACAAAATCGAGGCCAGAGTGGGCAGCTTCCGCCAGGATGCCCAAGCTGCCGGTTGTAATGCCTACAACTACTTTCAGGGTAGTCAAAAAGCAGGCGGCCAGCACGGAATTTAGCGCTGCCGATTTTTTCTCCTTTTCTCCGGCTTCTTTATTCATGCGATCATCTCCTCTCGTTGTGGTTTGGGCAAATACGGTCTGGCCGTAACGCAGCAAAAGGCTCTAGTCTCCACTAGCCGTGATACGGCAAGAGGCCTTGCAGCAGGAAAACACAGCCAAGCCCGCCAAAGGTGAGGCCAACAATCCAGAAATGGCGTTTTCTAGTCAGGGCTGATATGGCTGCGACAGCAATGGCGATTTGGAACATGGTGACGCCACGGGCCAAAATGACATGTTGATGAAGGTGTGCCTCTGCCTTGGCTCGCCGGTGTTCCGCTTCTACCCGAATACTTTGTTGCTCCTTGGCATATTCCTCCAACTTGGCTTCATCTCCCGCATGGGTCGGTTTGTCGAGAGCCTTTAGGATTTCAACACGGGTGCCGAGAACTGCTGACTTGATTCCTTTGGACTGGTAAAATGCCCACTGATTGGCCGATTCAATTTCATTCACCATTGCTTCGTTGGCATGAAAACCGGCCAATAGGCCAGATACCGCCGCAAATGCCGCCAGAATCGCGGTGCTCAAAGCCACCCACGAAACCCAGCGTTCCCCAGAGGCATGGGCATGTTTCTCGACATGTTCTTGCAGGTGTTCAAGCGGGATTTCGGGTTGTTCCATAATGGATCAGCGGTTCAGTCTGAACCCTTATCATAGAACATCCGATGATTTCGCAGGAAGCGGTTTCTGCTTGAGGCTCGCTGTTTTTTAGCATCAACAAGCAACCCTATATGTATTGTAAACTTGCCCTCGGATTTTCTCTTTCGGTGTACGATTCTCTATGCTGTAATTTACGAGCATGAGCGCCCAAGAAGAAATTGAGGAACTTGAACGTCAAATCGCAAACCTGCGTGATCGCGCCGTAATGGAATTGAAGGTGAAGCTCGTTGAGGCCCGAAACAACGTTGTGGACCTGGAAAGTAAGATCGCCGAACTGAGCGGCAGCGCTGATCCCGTAAAACCCATGGCTCAAAGAAAGCCTCGCGTTAGCATCACGGTCAAGCAGATCGTCGAAGCCATTCAGGGCGGCGCTACCAACTACCGAACGGTTGCCGATAAGCTGGGCTGCTCCTCTTCCAGCGTGGCGCAAAAGATCAAGGCGGGAGGCAAAAAAGCGGGAATCAGAAGCAAAGGCGAAAAGGCCAATTTTGTTCTATCGGTCAAGTAAGCGGCCCTAAAAGCGGCTATAACTCGAAGCGCACATCCACGGGGCGACGGAGCGGGTCGTTGCGGATTTTCTGAATCTGCCCGGTTCTGACCAGCTCGCGGCGATTTTCCTCCAGCCATTCGAGCCATGCTTGCGTGCTGCTTTGGCCAGAACGCGGAGGCGGCACCTTCCAGTCGGGCAACTCGAAATCAAGATCGACGGGATTCATGGGGTGATATGCAAGGCTTGAAGTTTTCCGTCCCAAACTGGGCGATTGTCTCGGCCTGCCGGGAGATAGGCGTGGAATCGCATTTTTAGGCTGCATTTCCCCTTCAATACAGGAGATACGCCGTTCAGGAAACAACAACTCTTTGTCCATATAGCCGTAATGTTGATTCCAAAGAACGCCTTGCAGGCTTATTTCGCCCCCCTTGCTCTCTTTTCTATCCTGCCTATACAACCCACAATCATTGCAAAATGCCCCAGGAATAGAAGGAGGAGGGAAAGAGCGGGAGCCGACAGAAACGGGAAAAGGCTTTAATTCCGCTACCTTCAGAATAAAATGCCTCTGGCATGGATACGAACCTCAATAATACTGGTCGGCAATACCAAATAAAAATAGCACTCCTTGTTCTTCTCTTTCCTGTCACCTGCGCATTCGCTAAAACAGTCTTGATTCCAAATTCGCCATTTGAGATTGACTGCCCTCCAGATTGGTCTGTTGCCGATGGTAATTTTACCAATAATAAAGAATACGACCCGGCCAAAGGTATTAATTCTCCCTTCGGGCACATTCATATTTATAAGCGATTCGCAAAGAACGAAGACTGTGCGATTAAGATGACCGAATCATTTTATAGAAAGCTAGAATCTCAAAAAAAGAGTCCCATGCCGTTTCTGTGGTCGACCTCACCTTTTACAACCGATTCAGGCATTAAGGGCACCATGGCGTATTTCGGTAACGGTAAAATCCCTTCTGATAAGATCAAAGAAAAGAAATTCTACTTTTTGTATAATGACTCCATCTATTGTGCCTGTTTAGAAGCAAAGGATTCAGATCATTGGCCTCTGCTGGAAAAGATTTTGAAGCAGACCCTGAAGCCCATAAAGAATGCCCAACAAGGCGGAGTTCTGAAAGCAATACATCCTTTGAACCACTGAGCTGCGCATTCTGGTGCAAAATTGATCGAAGCCGTCAACGACTCATCGAGGTTGCTTTCGCTTAATCTCATCGAGTTTCAACTGCACTTTTGCCTGCCGCTGCTTGCTCCAGTCCACCTCCGCAACAAGGCCACGCAGATCCCACTCGCTGATTGGATCGTGCCCGTCGGGCGTTTTCTTCAAGAAAAGCAGCGTTTCCTGAATTTCCGGGGCAAGGTTGAGCATGTTCATGATCTGGCTGACCCGGGCGAAACTGACCCCTCCCAAGCGGGCGAGATCAGCGTAACTTTTGACGATTCCTTCAGTCACCAGCTTTTCGAACCGGAGCGCCAAAGCCATCAGCTTCGATACGCGGGGGATTAATGCCGATTCCGATAACGTTTCCTCGGGTCCCGTCTTGAGCCGCTTCCGGCCAGATTCTTCCCGGCGAAAGGAAACCGGACACACTACCAGCAGGTCATTTTCAGTGGAGGTATTCATGCGGCGGCTGGGGTAGGAGTGGTTTCAGTTCCGAGGGACTTGATCCCGGAGGGGCGGAAGGCGATGGCCATGGTACCAGCCGTGGCGTCGTAAGCGATCCGTTCGACGAGCAGATGCAGCAGCCGCTCCTGTTCACTGGATACGAGATTATCCCAGGCCGGATCAAACTGTTCCAGTGCTGCTCGAAGTTCCTCCGGGGCGATCCGGGGTTCCTTGGTGCGGCTTTGTCTCAAGACCTCCTTAATTAGAGCCGGATCGCGCCCGATGGCTCGGATTCGCTCGATCACGAACTTTTCGACCTCGGCTGCTGGAAGAGAACCGGTGGGGCAGGAGCCGTAACCGCGCTTGATCGCTTGCACGCAAACGTAATACCGATAGCAACGGCCATCCGTTTTTTTGGTCCAGGAATGCGTCATTGCGTGGTTGCAATGAGGGCAATGCAGCAACCTGCGGAGCAACGCCCCATGGCTTTCACGCACCCGCTTGCCTCCTTCCTTGGCATTCCGGTGGAGCAATTCCTGCGTTTTTTCCCAGACTGCCGTTTCGATAATGGCGGGCTGTTCACCGGGATACACAACGTCCTGATATTTGACTTGGCCCGTGTAGATGATGTTGGTGAGCAGCCGGTGGAGATTGCCCTTGTCCCACGCGCCGCCTCCGCTCTCGATTCCTTTCCGGGTGGTCCAGCGTTTGCGCCGCCAGCCCCGGGCGGTCAGTTCATTGACGGTGGCGAGCATCGCGGGCCGTTCCAAATAGAGGCCGAAAATCTCGCGCACCATCGCGGCTTCCTCTTCGTTGACGAGAAGCCGCCCGCCTTTTGGATCAAGGTCATAGCCAAGAACGGGAACTCCGCCGACGTGTTTCCCTTTTTTCCGTGCGGCACTCATCTTGTCCCGAGTCCGCTCCGCGATGATCTCGCGCTCGAACTGGGCGAAGGAAAGGAGGATGTTGAGGGTCAGCCGCCCCATCGAGTGGGTGGTGTTGAATTGCTGGGTGACCGACACAAACGAGCATTCGTTGCGGTCGAGCACCTCCATGAGCTTCGTGAAGTCCAGCAGCGACCGGCTCAACCGGTCAACTTTATAGACCACGACCGCATCGATCTTCTTTTCTTCGATATCAGCCAAGAGGCGTTTAAGCGCCGGGCGCTCAATGTTGCCGCCGGAAAAACCGCCATCATCGTAATGCTGGGGGAGGGCGGTCCAGCCTTCCGACGCTTGGCTCTTAATATAAGCCTCGGCGGATTCGCGCTGGGCATCGAGGGAGTTGAAATCCTGATCCAACCCTTCCTCCGTGCTCTTCCGGGTATAGATGGCGCAGCGGATAGTCTTTTTCTTTTCGGTTTTCTTGGATTTCACTTGGCACCTCCTTTCGCGGCAATCCCGAAGAAGCGGTTGCCGTTCCATTGGGTGCCGGTGATGTGCCGGGCGATGGCGGAAAGCGATCCGAAGCGTTGGTTCTCGAATTCAAAACCGCTTTCCCGAACCATCACCCGAAGCTGGCGGCCACGGTAATTTTTCGTGATCACCGTTCCGGCCATCGGTTGACTGCGTTGCGGAGCCGCTGCGGCTTTTGGCTCGGGAGCCAAGGGCATCACAGGGATGCCGATCATCGGGGCCATCGGCTTTGCGGCAGGGACGCGGATGCGGAGATCGCCGTCATTGGCGATTTCCTCGGCCCTGCGCCGTGCCCGCTCCGAAAGGTCGCCCTCGGCCAGCGCCTGAATCTTCCAAGCAATCCGGCGAATCAGCCGTTCCCGGTGACGAGAAGGGGAAGGCTGGCCGAACACCTTAAGGTATTTGGCGAGAAGCTCTCCCGTTTTCATGACGCGCATCAACGCCACTTCGGCCTGCAAATCAGTGGAGGTCAT